GATATCTACCCCAACGGACGACCACCCCCATAAGCGTAATGGGCGTTATAAATACATGGGTGATGTAGCGTGGGTGCAGAATTGGGCAACCATGGATAAACCCAGTATGTGGCGAAGCAACGAGAAATATGCACCAACCCCACATTTCGAAAAATTACGCAATCAAGAAGATCAAAAACGAAAGGCACTGGCAGAACGGGCAAGTGCAAAAGCGGGCTGGATTATGCATCAGACCCAACTTATGCACCATCCCTATCTGATTAAAAAAGGATTTCCAGACGAAATGATGCCAGTTTGGAACACGCCAGAGGGCGAAGGTAAGTTAGTTATTGCCATGCGAAGAGAAGGAAGAATAGTAGGATGCCAACTCATCAATGACGAGGGGAAGAAGAAGTTTCTCTATGGTCAACAGACGAAGGGGGCAACTTTCACCTTTGACGCAAAAGGTGTCCCCATCTTCTGCGAGGGTCTCGCTACGGGTCTCTCGATTCAGGCGGTAATGAGAGCCAATAAAATGCGATACACAATCCATGTTTGCTTTAGTGCAGGCAACCTCAAGGAAGTAGCAAGGCTTATCCCCAATGGGATAGTCGTGGCTGACAATGACCCCAGTGGTGTCGGAGAACGAGTCGCCAAAGAGACAGGCAAACCTTATTGGATCTCTACGACAGTCGGGCATGATTTCAATGATGACTATATTGCTCATGGTGCTTTTAAAATGTCTCAATCCCTCAAAAAGGTGTTGATAGGCAGATAATATAGAAAAACCCCCAGTCTTACGGCACTGGGGGCTTCCTTTTACTGCTAGGTAAATCTATTCGGGCTTTTGGTCTTTCTTCTCCTCTAACTCCTCAACCCGCTTAATTAAGGTATCAACTCGGTCATTCCATAACTGAGAATCAACCGACTGAGGCCATGTAATCAAGTGTTCTTTTATAAGTTCTAAGATACTTTTAGTCATTCGGATCAACCTCATCTAATCCGTAAACCTCAATAATCTCCCAGTTATCCACATCCTTGGGATTAGCAATATCCATCCCATATTCTTCAGGATCTTCCCCATTTGGCACATCCACCTCAACATAGGTCGTTCCCTCAAATTTGACACTCATTCCATATCTACGCATCTTCACACTCCTCAAAATTACAGTAAACCTCTCGGTAGATTGATTTAATAACCATGTCAGGGTGATGTTGAGAACAGTAATCTTTTACTTCTTCTGCATCAAAGAATTGAACATGGATTGTTCTGCCTGATTCAAACTCAACCATGTAAACACTTTCGTAATCTGAGTCATAACTCATGTTCGCACTCTCCTTCCTCTCCACAAATTGCACACCCACCATATTCATCAACCTGAACCTCTAACCCATCACCCTCATAAGGCACTTCAGTAATGAAGTAATAGATACGATTGACTAGGTGATAACCATCCACCACATAAGTCCCACCATCACCATCAACATAAGTCCATACCTTTTTGGGATGAGTATCTGCGATACCTAAGACATAACCCAGTTCAAGGTCATAGGTCTCAAAGTAATCCCGATCCTCACCCCTTGCAAGGTGATTCTTAATGGGTTTGTATTTTTCATACCATTCTTCAAAGTCCATATAACCCCCTTACCAACTGGCTTGATAGTAAAACTCATACTGATCTTCGGGCAGTGATAACGCACTGGTTATGCCCTCGACTGTATTCTTCAGGTCTTGGTAATACCATTCATCCTTTTCGTATGAACCAAAGAAGAATCCTTTTGTAGGCTCTAAGTCCTCATCCCTTTCGGCATCAGGGTTCTCAAGAATATCCTTGCACAAATCCCGCAACTCCACCAGTTTTTCCCTTGGCACATAGGATTGCTGACACTCATCCACACCACCCTGACAGTTTTCCACGAACCATCCATGGATAGCGTTTGCTTTTCTCCAATACATTGCATCAATGGATACTTCTTTGACCATCAGACTCGATCCCGCAAAGCGTTTCTCAGGATCACACTCCACCCCCACTGCATCATTGATATCCTTTGCCACTTCCTTATCCTTGTCAGACCAAAGATATCTCTTAGCACTTAAATACATATCTAATCCCATAACATTCTCCTAGCAGTTAATGATTGCCAAATGACAATCCCTATACCCTCACACAAGGGCATAGAAGTATCACTCAGATAACAGGCAAACAGGATTGCTTTTCATCACTGGTAAACAATGCACCGCCCCCATTCCCCTCATCATCCCGACTGGGGAAAAACCACAGACCATCATGGGTTTGAAATGCAACAGTCCTTTCATCCCAACCCATGTCATCTGCTTCTTCCTGAGTTAAATAACGCACATTGACAATTCTTTTGTGCAGTAGTAATGCTTTTGCTTTTTCGCCCCACACTTTTGCGTAATCCGTTGGATCATTTTTTACTCGCATCACACTCTCCTTAGTTAAAGATAACAACTGCACTGGCAACCACATAAGCCACATACATCAAGCAAACAATCAGTATCCAGTCCCACATTACTCTATCTCCTAGCAGTTTGACAAAGACCGAACCCCATACAGGCGATTCGGTTTCGACTATTCAAGTCTCGTCAGTTTGTCTTGATTTTCGCTAATGCGATCATTGATAAATTCAACCCATGATTTAGCAACTGTTTCATCAAATACCCAAAGAGGATCTAATTTCATGTTGTTGGCAGTATCTTCAGCACACTCCCAATCCCCATGATCCCCTAGGTCATACAAAAGTCCATCATTGTTAAGAGCAAAATAGATCATTTAATAATCCTCGTTTTCTTCCCACAGGCAAGGATCAACTAACCTTTGCCCAAAAGCATTGAACAACTGCCCACAATCACAAGCAACATCCTCGCCTGAACCATCCGAGCAGACCTTTCTACTGCACTGGCACTTCCATTCCCGCCACAGAATCCGACCAGTATCTTGGCATTCAACGATTCTCATTATTCAAACTCCTTGGGAACAATGACATCAAACTTACGCAACAGGGCTATTGCCTTGTCAGACAGGCACATCACTCCGTCATATTCATCCAAGGTGCGGATACCAAACTGGTCAATGGTGAACCACAGACCAATGTATTCAAAACCCACATCCTCGATATCCCACTCAATGAACCCAGTGGCATCATCTCTGAAATACAACTCCATGGTGGATTCGTGAGTCCCGATATCCTTTTCGCCCCAACTGCCTTCCATAATCAAAGGGCAGTTAAAGGTTTCTTTGCCGATAAAGTAGTGAGTCATAATCAATACTCCGAAGTCAGCATCAGCACATTGTTGGTCAGGAAAAACTCATACAGACCATCAGGGCAGTTAGTGTAGTCAATCTGCTTTGCAAGCAGTGTTTTGAGATCACCATCCTCAACTGCGATCTTGGCTTTGCCATCCTCTACAAGCAGATTGATTGCCATGAATGGCTCTTTCTTGAGCAGTGGGAATACTTCAGTAGCGATAATGTCCAAGAACCAGTAGCAACCAGCAGTGTCAGCGAAGTATTGAACGCCATCAGTGTGAACCATGTCCTTAGCAAAAAGGTGATTAGTGCGATAGTAATTCTCAGTCCCAGTGAACTGGGATAAGTCTAAAGTGGCAGTCGATTCCATTTAATTCTCCTAGCAGTTATGACTATCGAAATTGATAATCCACAAACCCACGCAGTGCATGGGCTTGTAGGTATCACTCAGCAGTCCGACTGGATAGTATCCTCAACAACTTGCATGCCTTGTATGCGTTTGAGAACCTTTACATAATCCATCTTAAATTCTGAAAGCAACTCCAACAGATCGCCATCATTGAACAAATCAATAACAGACCATCCTTGTTGTATCGAGTATCTGCGTATCGCATCTATTCTCATTTGCTCATTCCATAAGGCTATGGTGTCAGCCATTGTTTCAATTCTTTCCATTTGTATATCTCCTAGCAGTTAGTCGAATCGGTGTTTGATCACCTACCGACAATTCTGAGGGAAAATAAACACCTTTGCAATACCTTTTTGAAAATAAATTTAGGGGCTTACTGGATAAGGGTTTGCGGTCAGTTTAGGCGGTGTAGAAAGGTTTACTTGTGGTGCAAGGTGCGTAAAAACATAAAGCAAGGGCTTGTAGAGACCTAAAAGCGGGCAAAGGTGCGAAGCACAACAGTCCAAGGACAACTCCAGTAGAGGAGAGACATATAAGGAGATAAGAGATACCAGTAGCAGAATCATCCTGAATGCCCTAGAATCAGGACTATGGAAATTCTTACGAGATACCTATGAAACGCTTGACTAGGAAAGAGATAGAGCAAGGCTTACAGGCTATGCCACTGGAGACCCTATTACTGGGAGTCAGCAACTCGAAAGAAAAGAGGCTAACCCACAAACAAGTAGAGTTTGCCAAGCAAATGGCACTGGGAGAGAGCAAGGCAAGTGCGTATAGGAAGTCGCATAAAAGCAAGGGCAAACCCAAGACACAGAGCAATGAGGGGCAGAAACTGGCAAAGAACCCAACTATCGCCATGCAAGTAGAGGCGTTTAAGGTGGCTTTAGAGGCACAGAAATACCAAACGCCAGCACATTTAAGGGCGTTGGCAATCCATAAGATCACAGAAAAGGCTCTCGATCCTGAGTGTCCACCTGCTCAGCAACTCAAGGCACTGGAGTTATTGGGCAAGATTACCGAAGTGGCTCTCTTTACCGAGAGGCGGGAAGTTATCAAGGTCAGCGATCCCAGCGAGATGCGGGAGAAACTCATGGCCAGTATCCGACTGGCAATTGAGAACAGTCAGGCAATCGACATTGAGGCACGATCCGCAGACGATCTACTGGCAGAACTCATAGGGAATGACAAGATGGATGATGATGTGGCGGGAGATGATGCAGAACTAGATGATGTTGATGTAGAGACATCCTTAAAAGAGGGGGCAGACCAGTCGCAAACGGCAGAAATCGAGAGCCCACCACCCCACGACCCCCAAATTTTGGCATTGCCGACCAAAGTCAACTTGCATAGTATTCCACTCACTCAATCCCCTCCAGATTCCATACCTAGGGAAAACCCTGCGTCACCATAACAGCTGTTATAGTGAGACAGGGTAAACCCTAATATATATAACCCCCCCACCCCCTTATGAAAATAGCAGACAATCAGAAAATAGTTCCACGTGAAACACCCCCCCTTCATAATTTGGGTCCCATGGTCGAGGTAGATATGGATGTATTGGCAGATCGGTTAGCAAGAATGAGTACCAAAGATAAGAAGTATCTAGAGTATTTATTAAAACAGCATGCGGTATTGATTAAGAGTAAGGGCTCACACACATGAACGCACGGCAGATTACAGCAATAGAGAAAGAGCAGCTCGTCTTAGATTATTTAGAGGAGTTACTACATAAGGATAAAGGTCGGCTCTTAAGGATGATGAGTTATTTAAAGACTAGGATATTAGAAGAGGAAGCAATGGCACGAACGAAGGATGTCATTGAACGTATTAAACATGGGTAGAAGAAAGGAGAAAACCTTGACGCCAGCACAAAAAGAGATCTTCTTGGTCATTGATGAATTTTGGAAGAAGTTCGGATTCGCTCCGAGTATCGATGATGTCATGTACATCACAGGGGAAAAAGGTCGGGGTAATGTCAGTCGTAAGATGTGGCGTTTAGTAGACCTTGGGATCTGTAAAGGAATTAAGGGAAAAATGAGAAGTATTCGCCCCTCCTATATAAAGGTTCGGTACATTGAGTAATTTAGAAAAGTTCTTAGAAGGTCTGCCAGAAGGGGATCGAGAAAATCTCTTTACCATGGCAGAGGACTACAAGAACTCGGTTGTCCGTAAGGCAGCACAGAAGTCGTTTATGTCGTTTGTAAAACAGATGTGGCCTGGGTTTATCTTGGGTAGACACCATGCTTTGATGGCTAAAAAATTTGAGGAGATTGCCGATGGTAAAGTTAGACGTCTTATTATTAATATGCCTCCTCGTCATACTAAATCTGAGTTTGCGTCATACCTTCTCCCTGCATGGTTTTTAGGCAAGTACCCGCATAAGAAAGTGATTCAGTGCTCAAATACCGCAGAATTAGCTGTGGGCTTTGGACGTAAGGTCAGGAACTTAGTAGACGGAGAAACCTACGCCAAGATCTTTCCGAATGTCTCTTTGCGTACAGACTCGAAAGCAGCAGGTCGCTGGGCAACGAATGCCAACGGAGACTATTTTGCGATTGGGGTAGGCGGTACGGTAACGGGTAAAGGAGCTGATCTTTTGATCATTGATGACCCCCACTCGGAGCAAGAAGCCGCATTAGCAGCCTCCGACCCTTCGGTGTATGAC